CTGTTTTTGTTGTGCAAGTAGTTCCTTCATCTGTTGCATTTCTTCGCTACTAGAGATAGCTTTATTTACAGCTTCTTTAGGGTTTTCAAAAAAGTCTACTTCAGTATCTGGTTCGTTATTAACACTCTGTTTAGCTTCATCTGCCTTTACCTTGATAAAGTCATCTACAATTTTACGAAGCTCACCAACCTCAGAACTCTGACGACCTAGTAGCTTTTCAGCTTCTTGGTGCATCCGAACAATATCTTCAACAGATTTGTTTTGATACTTGTCTGGAATAGTTGGTTCTTGTTCTTGTTCAGTTTCTTCTTGTTGTTGTTGCTCTGTTGCCTGAGTTTCCTCAGCAGGTTCTTCGTCAAACAAAGAAACTAATTGCTCGTCTTCTTGTAAATTCAACTCTTGTTGTTGACCTTCAAGGGGGTCTAATATTGTAGCCATTTAATGTACTCCGTACTTAGAAAAAGTATTGTGGATTGTTGTGATAGGTGTTAAGATTTAGCGGCTTTCTCGTGGTCTCTAGCCCATTTATCATCAGCATCGGGCCAGCCTTTGCCTTTGAAAATTGTAGAGACGGGGGAAATTATCCGCGTTGCGGTGTGACCACATACAGGACATAGCACTTCTCTAGTATCAGAGTCTATGTAATGTTCTGTAGTGTGGTTGTTGGAGCAGGTGAAGTCATAGATACGCTTCATTGACTGCTACCCTCTTTCTCCTGTTGGAGAAGTTCCTCGTAGGCGTTCTCGATTGAGGTTTGCCAGTTGAGTAATCTATAAAAGACATCAAGTTTGCCTTGCCCTATGTGCAGGTCTTTGGCGTCCTTCATAGACATAATGTTGATTGTACTTGTTGCTGCTTGTATGTCTTCCTGAAATTGTTTCCAACCATCAGTTAGAAATAAGTCAGCATATTGTTCATAATATTTTTGTAATTCAGGTGTCATAAGTGTTGACATTCTCCTTTCTGTGTGTTATAATAATATTATAGCATACTTTTGCCTAAAAGTCAAGCTATTTTTTAGCCATCTGTAACTGCACTATTTCTTCTTTAGTGTCAAGTTCTTTTTCCTTAAGCTCTAGCTTTGCAAACTCAACAAGTCTTTCAAACTCATCCATAGGCATATTCTTAGCTAAAGCAGCTATACGTCTAGTTTCTTCCTCTACTGGAAGTAGTTGAGTTTCTACTTGATTTTGCTGTACCCTAGATACTATTTCTGCTGTTTGTGCCTGTAGATTCTCTAAAGTAGCTTGAGCAGACTGCATTTGCATTTGTATCTGAGCCTGTTGTAGTTGCTGTTGTTCTGGGTTAGGCTGATTAGCTTGACGCATAGCAGCAATAATCTGCTCTCTATTAGATAATCCCATGTTATCCACAATAGACTCTACTAACATTGGATACATTGGAGACTCTGGTGACATAGTTTGTAACAGTTGTACTAGCTGTGTTACTTCGTATTCACGAGCAACAATACCTAAAGAGCTAGTAGCTACAAACTTATAGTCTTTAACTGGATACAGTTCTGGAGCAAACTGCATATAACGACAAGCTGCCTTCTCAACAAATGGAATTAGGAAGTTTTCTTGGAAGTTAATCAAAGTACGCTTGTGACGCTTAATAATAGCTCCCAGAGCCATTGACATGCCAGCAGCAGTGCCTTCTCCATTTATTGATGCAGGTACACCAGCAGAGTCAATCGCCCCTGTAGCTTGCTGTACCATCGTCTGAAGGGATGCTGCTTGAGTAAATGATGTAGCATCTAGTCCACCAAACTTAAATGGTTGTAATACTTCAGCAGGATTACCATTAGTAAGGATAGTCTTACCAGCGCGTACATCTAACTTAGCACCACGAGGCATACGAGAAGCATCTACAGCCATCATAGGATGCACTGTAAGAGCCAAAGCGTCTATACGAGCGCGTAGCTCAGTGTCTAATGCTTTCTGGCTGTTGTAGGCTTTCTCACAGATTCCACGACCCCAAAACTTAAATGGTACTAAGTCCCAAGCAAAAGCTACTACAGGTCGGTCTTGCTTCATGTATGGATTCTTTTCTACCTTAAGAATAGTATCTCCGTTAGCGATAACCATAATTACTTCCGTATAGCTTTCGTCTTTATCGTAGTCTATAATATCTTCTACTTCACCATCTTCAGTTATGTTACTTAGTAAGTGTGAAGGAACAAGACCATAGTATTTAGTAAGACGTACCATATCATCTTGATAAAGTGTAGATATATCACTAGCATCTTCTAAGTCAGGGTCAGAGGCAGTAGCTGATACTTCTACATCACGGTATATACCTGAGTCAATGCCTTGTTGTACTTGATGGAACGAAACCATTTTATCAATAGCTACACCTATTGCGTCATCAATATTAGTAGCTAAGGGGTCAATCAAAAAGTTTTGTGGCATAATAGGGTCTAGCTTGACTACAAACCTATCTTTCTTCATTACACCTACTGCCATCATATCTGTTTCAGGAGCAGGTTGTGTAGCAGGAGTAAGCTCTGTAACTTCCTCTAATACTATCTCTGCTATACCTGTACCAAACACAGCAGCATTAATAAGACATTCAGCTACACTGCTACGAGTCTTAGCAAAGTGCATATCTTCCTGTAGCTGGTTGCGAAGAAAAGCAATGTCTTGTGGGTTAGGGTCTTGTAGGTCATCTTTAATATCAAAGAACTTACCACGACCAAATGTTGCTTCTTCAATTTCTGCAACTGAGGACTCTACTGCTTGTTGTGTAGCTGGTGATATAATTTTAGAACGCTCAGACTCACGCATAGAATCTTGTTTGTTCCATATACCACGCCATATACGATAGTATTCGTCATGTGTTTCAGAGTAATTTGACTCATAGTGGTCACGCCACTGGTCACATTTACTCATTACCCATGAGTCAAGTGTCTCGTTAAATACTTTATCTTCATCTATTGCCATAGTTTAATATCCTGCTATTGGGTCTAATACTTCAAAGTGGTCTTGTTCGTAATCATAAAAATATGAAATGTTTGCTAGCTGGTCTATATAAGCTAGTGCATCTATTAAGTCATCATGTACTTGTTTGTTTGGAAATTGAAATAACTCATCTAAGAACTCTAAGTTCCAAGACCCCCTGTTAAGACTGATAGCACCATGTTCAAATCTACCCTGTAGGGCTGCTACTATTCTGTCGGTTTTCTTTTTGTTGCCATGTGTTAGTTCTTCTATACGAAAAAACTTATTACGTTGTTTCATTAAGTCAGTAAGCGGAGACATAATTGCTTGTTTAGCAATACCCTTCTCAATACCTACAGCTACTGGTTGGTATTCTTCTACTGCTTCAAATATTTTGTCGGCAGTTTCTTCAAATGTCCATCTGCCATGAATAACATCAGCTACCCACCAACCATGCTCGCTTACTTTAACTACTGCTATTGCTGTATCGTCAAGCCTAGACTTTTTACTTCTAGCACTTTCCTCAAAGCCAGCCATATCAATAGCTATATAATAGTTACCTATCTGTGGTTCTTCTTCTTCATACTTAACCCATTCTTCCTTGAAGATGTCAGAACCTTGTGCTTCAAACGAAGCCATAAACTCTTGTCTAAATGCAAAGCTAGACATTGACTTCTTAGCTGCATCTATTTCTTTAGGGTCTAGTAATGGGTTATCGTAGGATGTAAAATGCCAGCACTCGTACTCACTATCTTCTTTTAGTTCTGAGTATTTGTACAAGTCATAAAAGTGGTTACGACCCATAGGTGTACCAATAAACAAAGCTGTACCTTTCTGGTCAGCCAACGCTGGTCTTAGGATTTGTTCCCACACGCTAGACTTCATGTCTGCGTACTCATCCATTACTAGAAACTTTAGTGACACACCACGCATGGTCTCTGGTCTGTCAGCACCCTTCAATGATATAGTTGCACCATTGATAAGTGTTATTTGTAAGTTGTTAATGTGACTGCTTTTGATAACAGGATGCCCTATCTCAAGTAGGTTCTGCCACATAATGTCACGAGCCTGTCCTTGTGTTGGTGCTACATAAAACACATGCCCTGACTTAACTTGTAGTGCATAGAACACAAGTAAGGTAAGCAGCTAGTCTGGATTTACCTGTACGTCTACCTGCTGCTACTACTTTAAATCTAGCTTTACTGTCCCATACCTTTTGTTGCCAAGGCAGTAAGTTTAATATTTAAGTCTGTACTCAACTATAAGTCCACATAACAGGAGCAGTAGTACGAGTATCTACATGCACAAATCCCTTAGCTACGCCTATTCCAGTAAACCCTAGTTGTATAGCTTCTCTAACCACAATCATACGCTCACTAGCATTTCTAACTCGTATATCAGCAGCTATCCTTCTGTATGTGTGCCACCGCCATTAGCTTTATCTACTTCAGCACTGTGGAATAGGTGAGCGATAGCCAGATGTAATAACAAAAGGAAAGTTACAGTTTTCTCTGAGTATGTCTAAAAGTTCTATGAAGTCTCGCTTCATTTGGTTTTGACCTGTTTCCTTACAGTCAAACTCTTTCATAGTAAAATGTTTCATTCTTGATCTCCTTCCGATGGATTAAGATTTATATACTCACCTTCGAGTGCATCTTGTTCTTTGTCGCCAATAATAGTAGTATCACCACCAACACCAGTAATAGGTAATGTTGACTGCTGACTTACCACCACCCATCTTGTCTTTATCAAAGTAAGATAATGGCATAAGTCTATCTACTAGTAGCTTCCATGCTGCTGCTTGGTTCTTATGTTCATCATCAAGTGCTGCATTAAGTATTGAGTCAAGAACCTTACGGGACTTAGGAGAAGCAAGGAGTCTAGCTTTATATTCTCTAATAGCATCAGCATCTCCTTTAGGTCTGCCTACTGCTTTACGATTACCTGCTTTCTTTGCTTCGATGTCTTTCTTACGAGGTCTACCTCTTTTCTTTTTAGTTGGTGAGTTTGTCTCTTGTGAGTTCTCGCCTTCTTTGCCATCAGACATTTATTTCCTTTTCATCATATTCTTAATTGATTGAATACCAAATGATGCAGCGAATACCACACCAACTGCTGTCTTGTAGAAGTCAGGCATAGCTTCTAATGCAGTAAAGCCTTTCATAACTATATCTTCGTGACCTGTAAATGCTAACACTAATGGTATAGACACAAGGATAGTTAGCCACTCATCCTTCCAGCTAGTGCTACTGGCTTCTGCCATAGCCTGATTCCACTCAATCTCGCCTGTAGCTACTTTCTCCATTACTACTGCTTTGGCTCTAGTAGTAGCTAGTTTAGCCTCTGATCTAATCTTAGCGGCTTCTGCTTTACCTGACACCCAAGTAGTTGCTACCTGAGCTACTGCTGATATGATTGGTATCATTAGTGCTGCGCCTTCTTATGTTCTTTTACTTTCTCTTCAAGTAATGTTAAACGACCAATAGTTTCCATGTGCTTCATCATAAACTCTTCGCGAATAACCTGACGTTGAAAAGCGTTCTCTGGACTAGGCACTACCTGACCATCTGGACTAATCAACTGCATCATCTTGCTTTCAACTTGATACATACGATTCTCAATACCATTGATACTAGTAATAAGAAAGCCAATCGCTGCTAATAACACTGGTATCAGCGAAGTAATTATGGCTTGCATGTTCACAGTTCAAAGAACCGCTTTTCTATGATGTATGCTTCTGGTATACGAATAACCTTTTCAAAGCGTTGGTTTTCAGATTCATCATTTATTGTATTGTAATCTCTAGCAACGTAGTAGTTACCTTCCATATCCTTATCAACGAGAAACCCCATAACTTCCTGTATACACTGTAGCATGTGGACATCTTCCATACTGTCACCTTCACAGGCATCATTCCACTTAATGTAAACACCAGTCTTATACATCTAGCCTCACTTAAAGTATTTGTTAAGTATTTCTATTTGGTCGTTGTATTCTGCTATCTTGTTGAGTTCAGTTTCTATTGTTTCCAATATATCTGGATGTTCTCCTACACCCACAGCATTAGCCATATAGACATTCACATTCATAACGTGTTTGGCTATATGACCTTCTGCATGAGCGATAAGAGCTTGTACTATCTCTTTACTCATTAACGCCTTGAGCCTGTACGTTTTTGATATGCTGCCATACCCATACCTGATCTACCCGTACTTCTTCTTTCTTTTTAGTATCAGTCTTTAGGCTTAGCTGCGAACTCTAGCTTTACCTGTTGTACTTGTTGATGTACGACCAATATTACCACTACGAGTGTTAGGGCTAGCTGCTACTTTAGGTTTCTTTACTTGTAGGTTTAGTAGATTTAGTAGTAGTGCCAGTAGTTTTTAGTTTTATTACCTTTAGAGTTAATAGCTTTACCTGCTGCTAAAGATGCTACACTAGCTGTAATACCTTTCTCTGCTGTCTTTTGTAAAGCATTTTTACCTTGATTTATTCTAGCTTGTTGAGCAGATATTTGCCCTTGCATTTTACCGCCAGCTTGTTGTAGCTGTTTGTTTAGAGCTTTAATTTCTGCGGTGTTCCCACTCTTTTTAGCAGCCTCTAGTCTTTCTTTTATTTTAGCTATATTACCTTTACCTTCTTTTACAAGTTGTGGTATTTTTTTACCAGCTTGGTGTAATCTAACGAACCCTCTAAGGACATTTGCACTTACACCTACTGGTACAACATAACTAGCTTGCTCTAATGCTTTTCGCATATCACCAACAGACATGTCATTTAGTTCATCTAGTGTTGCGCCTCTTTTTTTAGCGTCTACAAACTTTTTATCGTAGCTGCTACCTCTGTAATACTCTGCCACTTGTTTTACTCCTGTGTTACTTTTACGTTAAGATTAATAGTGTAATGCCAAACACACCCACTAAGAAAGAGACAACAGCAACAAAGAAGCACCAGTCTCCAGTTGAATTTAAACATTCTTTCATTTATGTTGGTATCCCTTCTATATGTTCTTCTTTAAATTGTGCTGGTATACACACAGCACCAAAGTCCTTAATAGCCTTAGATTCTTTCATCATCTCTAAGTGCTCTACCAATCCATTCATATCTGGGCATTCGTCTTGAACGGTAGTCTTGGTGTCAAACTTACCATCTAACCCCAAGACGATTACCATTATGATTGCAACCTTCACTTAACTTGTTGAGCGATCTTCAACTCACCTTCTGATGCCATCTCATTATCCCACTTGTCTAGGGACTCATTAATCATCTTAAAGAAGATTTTTGGCATTAGTGCTAAAGCAAATAGCTGGAAGTAACCATGACCTGTATCTGGAGCACCTACTTCATCTAGCTCCCAGAAGTGCGTCTCGCCTCTGTCATGGTGGTCGCCCTGTCTGCCGATCTCGATAAAGAACCAGCTTGAGAAAGCAGTAGAGTTATCCCAACTATGGCGATAATCAATAGGCTGACCTTTCTCTCTGTATAATCCATAATGCTCTAAGTAGTTAAGTGTCTCTAGTTCAAAGTTACTGATTAACCACATAGTAGCTAATACTGCCATACCTGCCCAACCACCTACAAACCAGAACAATGCAATGGTTGGTAATGACATAGCATAGCCAGTCAACCAGCGATTGTGGTGCGATAAGGAAAGGCTTGCCTAGCCGCTCTAGTCTTTGCTTCTCCATCATAAAGAGAAACTTAGATTGTCCTAAGCCTGACTAAGGGGTAGTGCTTATAAAGGGTACGACCACGAGGAGATGTTGCTGGGTCATCTTGGTGTCCCAACTCTAAGTGATGATTATAGACATGCGCGTAACAGAAGTGTGCCTTACCACTTAAAGCCATCATTAGTCTAGCGATAGTAAAGGAGAACCCTTTGGTGTGTGCTAGCTCGTGACCGTAAATTATGCCGATACCAAGAAAGATACCTGCGGATAGAGTACAACCAATTAACTCAGTTAGTGATGCTGCTCCTGCCATAAATGCACTGACCTGAACGGCTAGTGCAATTTGTAAGGCTACGAATAAAGGTAGCATGACGTACATAACGGTATTCTGAAACCATGCGACTCCATTGGTTTCTCCGTTCTCATCAAAGCCAGCTCCTTTGGTTTGTGTCTTTACTAACGTGTCAACTATGATAGCTGCACCAAGCATAAAGACACCAAGCCACGACAATGCACCTCCTTGGACTACTCCGTAGAGTGCCAAACTAATCGAGGCTGGTGCTAACAAGTAACGTAAGTTAATCAGTAGTTTTTTCATATAAGACCTTTATTACTTCTTAAGTTTTAAGTTTGAACCAACGCCTATACTTGAAGGTGTAATACCTTGCTTGCGTAAAGTTTCAATATACTTCTTTCTATCTGCTGCGTTCATACCAGCAGCTTTATTTATAATCCTTTCACGAAGCATGGCTTTTTGCACAGATGTCATATTCTTAGCTTTAGGATTATCTCTATACTTATTCATTGGCTTCTTAGCTTTAGGTGTAGCTTTAGCTTTAGCTTTCTTCTTAGGTGGTCGCCCAACCTTAGAACCGTATGTACCTTTACCCATTGGCATAATATTATCTCCTATATTTTTTAGTTTTAGCTGCTATCTTTCTAGGTTGTTTACTGAACTGCTTACCTTTTTTAGTATCTTCTCGCTTTTTGCGAGTAGTAGCTGCATATTCTTTAGCGGATAAAGCCTGTCTAGCTGCTTTGGGTAGATAACGCTCACCAGTCTTGCTAGACTTCTTACCTGACTTAGTACCCCAATCTTGCTTAGTCCACTTCTTTAAGGAACGCTGTGACTTCTTGAGTGCCATTAGGAGCGATAACCTCCACCTTTAGCTTTGTATTCCTTAGCTAGCATCTGAGCCTTACGAGCAGACCACTGTCCAGCCTTACCACCCTTAGTACCAGCTTTAATCTTATTAAATAAGTTTTTACGCATAGTAGGTTTGGTATAGTTACCAGCTTTATTTACTGTTGACTTTTTAGCAGGCATAGCTTTCCCATGTATTTTTAAAACGTTCCTTAGAACGTGCTTAAGAACCTCTAGTATAGCAACTCTGCTAATCGCTATACTTACATTCTAATAAACTTTCTAAGTATACTGTATATTATAGCATATTTTTATAGGTTTGTCAAGAACTTTCTTTCGCTAACGTACTTAAGCGAATAAAATGCATAGGTATTGTTGTACTCCGTACCAATCGAAACGTTTTCCTTTTCGCTATTAAAATTTCTATGTAGATTGGGGGGTAGAAACTGCTTTAACAAGTAGGGAGTAAGCTGTTGATATAAAAGAAGTTAAGGGCAAACGTAGCATATTAGTTTATTCTAATATTTTAATGAGTAATTTCCTTAATTAATAGGGTCTAAAAATCACCTATTTTGTATCTAGGCGGGTACTATAGTAATTAAACGTACGGCATACCCCCTCCCCGCCCCATTCTTATCTATTACTAGCACAAATTCTGTGGGTATTTCTGCCACGTTATAACATAACATTTCATCCTGAACTGCTGGATGTGTGTATTGAGGAAGTACCATCCTAGCCAACATGCCACCATATGTTTTTATATATAAGGGGGCTGTAATTCTTATGATGATTTACTGCCCATATGTTCGGATCCGAATTATTTATAAATTAATTTCGTCTCTAAGTTGTTGTTTTGATTGGGATTGTTCCCAAATGATGAAAATAATTGAAAATAATTGCCGTTGGGGGCTTGCAATCCTCTGCGATAAGCGTATAGTGGCAACCATCAACAACGGAAAACAACCAACAACAAAAGGCTAAACATATGAGCAACTATAAAATCAGTAAGACACATAGAAACATACTAGAAAGAGCAATAGAACCACACAGCAAAGATCTTGTACTTAAGTTTATTAATGATGACTTTGTGTCTATCAGATGCAAACACTCTGATAGGGTATTGGCGACTGCACATGTTTGCAAAGAGCGAAATTGTAATACATCCACGGATGGACTCGTAGCTTTGATAGGTGATCTCATGTTCTGGTCAAGTCGTTGCATGCTACGGATAGAACGGGAGGATGAGACAGAACAATAAGACTAACTGACGAGGCTTTAATAGCCGAAACCCTACGCAAGTAGGGTCTTAGTCAAAAAATGACGCTTAAACAATTAGGCGGGGCAACACGGCACGGGTTAGCAGTTCAACCTTGTAAGAGTATCAACAGCTGGCATTGGCTGGCGGTTGAGAGGGTAGCAAGTTCAGCGAGCTAATCAGAGTGAGAACAGTAAAGATGAGTCGATCACGTCACCAATGGGGCACGGCAATACTCTGGAGGAATCACCACTCAACGCCAAGACAGATGCAGAAAACATGACTACAGTGTTTTAGGGGAACAGACAGCGAGCACAGCGGTATAAGTGCAACCCTTGTATAATTGTTCGCATTGTGTCCCCTTAATTGTTTAGGCGTTATGATTTAATAAAGTGAGGTAATATGAGATATAAAACAAACGAGCAAGCGCAGAAAGCGTTACTCAAGCACATAGATAGTAAGGAAAAGGGATTTTGCTCAGTGATTGCACTAGCTCAAGTAACAGATTGCTCAATGTCTCGCGCTTATCATGAGATGTTGCAAGTGGGCAGAAAACCTAGAAGGGGCGCAACCACTAGGTCAATATTGAAAGCGGTTCTCAAAATGGGTTATAGTGCGGATATGCTAGCTGTTGAGGGTATGACTGTTAATCAATTTACCAAGATATGCACAAGCGCCAGCAAGTATTTAGTTTTTGTTAGGGGGCATGTGCTAGTAGTGAGGGGTGGTAAAGTAAGAGACTGGAGCGCAGGGAAGACTAATAGAAGGAAAATAATAGCTTGCGCAGTAATTAAATAAGACTAACTGATGAGAGTTAATGATACTCGAAACGAGGCACAAAGAGCGGACTTACTCACCCTGCTCGCCTCGTCTTAGTCAAACAATAACTTGGAGAAATAAACATGAGTAAATATCAGATACAACAAGACCACTTAGATATAATTGAAGAGGCGGCTAAAAGTCGTAAACTAGTAGTTGAGGTTAAGTCTCGTGAGTACTCTACACAGGTGCAGATAAGACAAGATTTCACGGGCGGCATACTGGTTGCACAGGCTAGAATAGGTGCAAATTGTGGTCGCCAAACCTCAAAAGATTTACTGGTAGAATTAATGCAAGAACTTTTGTTCTGGACAGAGCGCGCTAAAAAGAAAACATTAAACTAGGAGAATAAACAATGAAATTACATCACACAAAATACAAAGTAAATTATCACAACTATTTAACGGACATCATTAACGACAATGAGCAATACAACGGGGTGCTGTCTGAACGTTTGGAGCAACTGCACGACCATATAAATACAGCGTTCGGGTATACTGTTCAACGTGTACACTTACACCAAGCGACCACAGACTTTTTACAGGGCTTAGGTTTACCCGTGGAGATATGGCACACTGACATCATCCAACAAGCTAAGGACTTCGGTTCATGTGATGAGCAATTAACGGAAAAGCAGGAAGATAATATTTGCAACAAGTATTACGAATTTATGGCTAGTCGTTTGATTGAGCTATTCAATAAATACAACATTAGATAAGGGGAGAATAAACAATGAGCAACCAATACAATGAAGCGTTATACGAGCAACTACATGATGAGTGCTATGAGTACATGCTGGATGAACTCATGGCACAGTATCAAGCCTTACTTGCAGACAACTCACTACACCGCCTAGACAATGACGAGTGCTACCAGCTACTAGACTGGTTAATTGAGCGTGCAAGCAAGTATGCAGACGATAAAGCACCTGAACTTTACACAGAAAGAGGAGAGTAAACAATGAGAATAGACTACAAAGAAAAACCACCCGCACCCAAACAGGAATCAATTATAGTGGGTGTGATATATGGAATAATGTTTTTTGCTACAGTCGCTATGCTTTGTGGCGGCTTAATAATATTGGGGGCTTTATGATAGAAACAATGCACAGAGGCTTAGCAATTATTATCGCTGACAACGCCTTAGAATTTGCACCGATTGGTAAAGAAATTGACTTTGCAATCAAGCACTTAGACAATAATTTAAAGTTGTCAAGCATTGAGCGTAATGGTATAATCAACATTGTTACTGATAGAATTAATCAAGTGAGGTATCAATGAGCAAGGATAAGATAGTAGTACAACCTGAGCACTACCAGAGGTATGCAGTAGAGCCTATCACATTCATCATGCGTAACAGTTTGCCCTTCTGGGCTGGCAACGTGGTCAAGTACATAGCCAGAGCAGGGCATAAGCAGTACGGAGACCTGAGCACTACAGAGTGTGAGAAGATAGACATACGCAAAGCGATACGCTACTGTGAGATGAGACTTAACGAACTAGACGAGGTTAATATAACTGATGAACGACGATAACCATGAGATAACTGACGAGGAGATACTGCACTTATATCAACAGTATCTTGATATGCTGGAATACTCCGCACAGATGGAGGAATTACAGCTTCAACAACAGATGGAGGCTATGAGCTATGAGATGCAGAGCATGTAACGTAGAGCTAACAGACGCAGAGAGCACAATGATAACTACGCAGGGAGAGTACCTAGATATGTGTAGCGCGTGCCTAAATGCAAGCAGAACTAAACTTACTGCATCGGAGGATGCAAAGTATACAGATTGGGCAGAGTTTGTACTGATTGATAGCGAACTAAATGATAATGATTGACAATCAGCGAAAATCATGCTAAAATATTTATACGTTCTAAAAAAATTTACAGCTAATTAACATATAGAGGAAGAATTATTATGGCACAAGATGACTTTGGTAAAGAGATCGGACAGGAAATGTCCAGAGTGTTTACTATCGCTGAGGCTTCTAATCTTATAGATGAGATGGGGCTACGTGCGTTCTTAGTAAATGTAAAACAGAACTTAGAAGAACCAACAGAGCGGGATAACGTTGACGCTATATTGAGGCAATGGTGATGAGTATGGAATTAAATAGCGGTAAGTGTTTATATAAAGAATCATGCTCCAAGTGTGGCAGTAATGATGGCAAGCAGGTATTTGAAAAACCCAACGGAACTATAGACGCTTGGTGTTTCGCTTGCTCCACTTGGTTTCCACCAGCAGATGTAACTTATGACGCTGAGAAACAAAAACAATATAAGGAGTACAAACCTAGTCCTATGTTTGATATTAACAACGTAGATAGCCTACCTGTACGCTCAATGAGGGGTGTTAGGGAGGAGATATGTAAAGGGTTCGGGGTGAAGGTGTTACTATCCGAGCAGGATGGGCAGACCATAACCCACGAAGTGTACCCAGACAGAGTGGAAGGGAAGGTTGTCGGGTATGAAGTCAAGGGAGTTGACAAGAAGATCACTAGTGTTGGTGATCGCAAGGGTAGTCTTGAACTGTGGGGACAGCACATAGCCCAACGTAATGGTGGTAAAAAGCTATTCATTACTGAGGGCCGCATGGATGCAATGTCTTTGTACCAAGTTTTGTTTGACAATAAACCTAAAGGTTTTAGAGGCAAGCCAAGTGTCGTGTCGGTTACACGAGGTGCTACATCCGCAGTGAAGGACATCATGAACAACAGGGACTTCATCAATAACTATGATGAGATTGTGTTGGTGTTCGACAGTGACGAGGCAGGGAAGAAAGCCACGAAGGACGTGTTAAAAGTATTCCCACAGTTTAAGGTTGCTACCCTACCACTCAAAGACAGTAACGATATGCTACAGGAAGGTAGAGACTACGAGCTATATCAAAACGTCATGTTCAAGTCAGACTACCTTACGACAAGGTGAGTTAGTTGATATTGATGACGACCTAATCCAGAAAGCCCTAGTCAAACCTGAGATGGGTATCCCTTTCCCTTGGAATACAGTGAACAAAGCTACATTTGGTATCAGACCTAACACTATCCATGTGGTTGGGGCCGCTCCTAAGATTGGTAAGTCACACCACGAGTACCAGCTTATCCAGCATTTGCTCAAACAAAATCAGAAGGTTGGAGTATTTGATTTGGAGAACGCACCTGTCAAAACAGCATTACGAATTGCTAGTAAGGAAGCACGACAGGATTTTACCAGACCAGACAAAGTGTTCGACAAGGAAGTGTTACGCAACACCTTACTCAACTTACAAGGTAAGGTTAGGTTCTATGATCGTGGAGCAAGTAGAGATTGGGAGGACATCCGTATCTGTATCGAGGAGATGCACATGATGGATGGCATCAACATATTCTTTCTTGACCCAATCACTGCACTCATCAGCAGGTACACATCAAGCGAGGCTAACGATAAACTCAACGAGATCATGACGGACATGGCAGACTTGGTGAACAGCTACCCAATTACTGTGTTCTGTTATTCGCACGTTAATCCTAAGCCTAAGACTAGCAAGCCACATGAGGCAGGTGGTCGTGTCCTTTCATCTGAGTTCACTGGTTCACGAGCTATGGAGAAGTGGGCACACTACGGGCATGGTATTAGTAGAGATCGTACTGACGAGTGTCCTATTGAACGCCAGAACATCAGTGAGTTTTACATGCTGTTCGACAGGGACTTCGGTATGCAGTATCATTGTGATGTTCAGTATGATGAACACACCACAGAATACTTGGAGGTTACAAGTGGATTTTATAGTTGACATAGAAACAGATGGGGTAAACCCTAGCAAGATACATTGCATGTCTATCCATGATGGTAAAAATATTACTAATCTAGGTAGTTACAGTCGTATGAAACTGTTTATAAATAGTCTTAACGAAGATGACCGCATTATCGGACATAACTTCATACGCTATGATGCGCCAGTGATTGAACGTATCCTAGATACTAAGATACCTTGTCAGATAGTGGATACACTTGCATTGTCTTGGTACTTGTTTCCTGAGCATACCAGACATGGACTAGCACATTGGGGTGAACGCTTTGGGATAGCCAAGCCAGAGGTAGATGACTGGGAGAACGCAGACCTAGATACTTACATCCACAGGTGTAATGAAGATGTTAAGATTAACCACAAGCTATGGGTAGCACAGGAGAAATACTTAGAAAAGTTGTATAGCGGAGAGTATGAGCACTTAGTTAAGTATCTCACACACAAGATGAACTGCGCTAGGCTACAGGAAAACTCACGCTGGAAGCTGGATGTAACAAAAGCCTACGAGTTGTTGCATGACATGGAAGCAGAGTACGACAAGTCTTACAAAGCATTGGCAGAGAACATGCCTAAAGTACCTAAGATTGCAAAGCGTAATCGACCAGCTAAACCATACAAGCAGGATGGCACATTGTCTGCACATGGCATCAAGTGGAGGGACTTGTGCGAACTAAACGAACTACCATTTGATTATGATGGAGAGATAGATGTGGTCAATGGGTTCAATGAACCTAACCCTAGCTCTACTCCACAGATAAAGGACTGGCTGTTTGACATGGGCTGGAAGCCACAGACTTACAAGTACAAGGATGATCGTAAGATACCACAGATAAAGACAGGTGATGGTGACTTGTGTCCTAGTATTGAGAAGCTAGTAGCGGAAGTACCTAGCCTACAGAACCTAGCCAGCATGACAGTGGTCAAGCACAGGATTGGTTTGGTACAGGGCTTACTCAAGAGTCATGAGGATGGCTACGTCAAGGCAGAGATACAGGGACTGACTAACACCTTACGATTCAAGCACGCTGTTTGTGTCAACATACCTTCAGCACGCAAGCCTTATGGTAAGGAGATACGAGAACTACTTACTAGTGAGGAAGGTAACGTGCTATGTGGTAGTGATATGTCCAGCTTGGAGGACAGAACTAAGCAACATTTTATGTGGGGTTTTGACTCTGACTACGTTAAGGAGATGATGACTGAGGACTTCGACCCACACCTTGACTTGGCTTTGTCTGCTAATGCTGTTACACCTGAGCAGGTACAGGCTTACAAGGATGGTACGGATACTTCAATCAGTACCATACGCCATAACTACAAGGGTGGTAACTACGCATGTACCTACGGGTGTGGTGTACCTACGCTAGCTAGACAGTTGGGCATCACGCATGAACAAGCAAACACAATACATAGTGCGTACTGGAAGCGTAACTGGTCTTTGAAAAGTATTAGCAAGGCAGTCAAGACTAAGGGCGAATGGTTGTTCAACCCAGTCAGTAAGATGTGGTACAAGCTACGCAGTGAGAAGGATATATTCTCTACGCTGAATCAAGGCACAGGTGTATACTGCTTTGACTTGTGGATAGGCTTCATACTACAGCACAGACCACAGCTAACAGCACAGTTCCATGACGAGATAATCCTAGAGATCAAGGAAGGGTGAGGAGCAACAGACTGAGAAGCTACTCAAGGACTCGATTGCTAGGGTTAATAACCTACTGAAGTTAAACAGAAACCTAGATTGTGATGTACAGTTTGGAAAAACCTATTGCAACATTCACTAAAACATGCTATAATATTGGTGTTAAAAAAATTTAAAATGGAGAAACAGATGGCAGATGAACAAAAGAAAACATACGAAAACCTAGCGGAAGGCGAGTACGAGGGCAGGTTAGTATATGTAGCAGACTTGGGTATGCAAAAGCCCTACAACCCTGAAGAAAAACCTACACATCAGATGACACTAGCTATTGAGATAGTTGGTGAAACTGTAGATGTTAATGGGGAACAGAAGCCTCGTATGATTTGGGCTAAAGAGTTCAACACATTTGGCACTCTCACAGAGATGGGTATTGAAACAAAGTTACTCAAAGTTTTTAATCCATTAGCTAAAGTTGGTGAGAAAGCTGACTGGCAGTCTGCTCTTGGCAAGCCTTGTAGTGTAGTAGTTACACACAGGCATGACAAGAAGGGCAACATCTATGACGAAATAGGTAGACAGATTTCATCCATACCTGCTAAGTATCATGACAACGTAGCACCAGCTTTGACAACTGACATGGCGGTAGGTACTGAAACTGAGCCTGACACTAACCCAGCACAGAAAGCACTCTTTGGTCTGATGAGATGGAAGTTTGAGAACAACAGAGTTGGTAGCCCTAGTAAGGCATCCGTAACTGAGATACCTACTAAGCCAGCAAGTCAGCCTACAGAAGATGTAGACTTTGATGATGCTCTACCATTCTAATGCAACTACTAATGGATGGCGACCCTATCGTATATCGCATAGCGTTTGCTAGTCAAAAGAAAAAGAGTGACGGGTCGGTGAAAGCTGACCCTGAGTCTCATGCACTACACTCCTGTAAAGTCTACGTCAGTGAGATACTTGAACATACTAAGTGTGATAGCTATAAGATGTTCCTCACTGGCAAGGACAACTTCCGAAAGAAAATCAGAGACGACTACAAAGGTACTCGTAAGAAGCGTGATAAGCCAAAGCACTATCAAGCAGTACGAGACTATCTTGTATCCCAATTCCAAGCACAAGTTGTAGATGGTATGGAAGCTGATGATGCTTTGTCATTACAGCAAAAGCCAGACCACTCTACTGCTATCGCTACTATAGACAAAGACTTACTTATGGTTGAGGGGTTACACTACAACTATAATACTAAGGAATGGAAGAAGGTATCTGATAAACAGGGGACTCGATTCTTTTACAAGCAGATGCTTACAGGTGACAGGGTTGATAATATAACGGGTATCAGGGGGATTGGAGACAAGAAGGCTGACAAGTTATTGGATGAACACAATGACTGGGACAAGCTGATTGTTGATATGTACCTTGATGAATTTGATAACGGATTCCAGCGTGCTGTAGAAAACTCACAGTTACTATGGATGCTACAAAGGGATAAGGAGATGCCCATAGACTTTTATGAGCAAGCCAAAGTATAGAAGTGGATTAGAGGAAGCCTTTGGTGTCAAGCACAAGGACTTTCAGTTTGAGCCGTTTGATGTGCCGTATATTATCAAGCGTAAGTACAAGCCAGACTTTGTTAAAGATGATGTATTGATTGAGTGTAAAGGGTTCTTTCGCGCAGGAGATACAGCTAAGTACAAAGCTATCAAGGCATGTACGGAAGGGCAGTACGAGTTAGTGTTTGTATTGTCTGACCCAAACAAGAAGGTACGCAAGGGCAGTAAGATGAACATGGGACAATGGTGCGACAAAGAAGGTATCAAACACTTTACTGTTGACCAAAGTTCTGAACTAAACAAATACATGAAGGAGCGTTGATATGAAGATATGTGTAATACCTGACTGTCAAGTCAAACCTAACGTGTCAGTAGAACATATTAAGTGGGCGGCTAAGTACATCATTGAGAAGAAGCCTGATGTGATTGTAAACTTAGGGGACTTCTGGGATATGCCTAGCTTGTCAGTGTACGACAAGGGCAAGAAGGACTTTGAGGGTAGACGTTACAAAGCAGATGTAGATGCAGGTAACGAAGCCATGCGCTTGCTGATGACTCCAATCAAGAAAGAGATGGCTAGACTTAAGAGAAACAAGAAGAAAGCATGGAAGCCTAAGATGGTGTACACTATGGGTAATCATGAGGAACGTATAGCTAGGGCTGTTGAGGCTGATGCAATACTTGAGGATGTGATTAGCTATAATGACTTGGACTTAGATGGATGGGAAGTCCATGACTTTTTAGAACCAGTGGTAATAGAGGGCGTGTGCTTCTCACACTACTTTACATCTGGGGTTATGGGTAGGGCAGTATCAAGTGCTAGGGCATTACTCTCCAAGAGAATGATGTCCTGTGTTATGGGACATGTGCAGGATAGAGACATAGCATTTGGTCGTAGGGCTGACGGCAAACACCTGACAGGTTTGTTCGCTGGTATCTTCTATGACCATGATGAGAAGTATCTAGGTGCACAGAACAATGGTAGCTGGTCAGGTATATGGATGTTAAATGAGGTTAGTGATGGGCAGTTTGATGAACTACCTATCTCAATCAACTACTTGAGGGAGCGATATGCTAACGCTAAACGAGCTAGCTGATCGTCTAAAACACATTGATGAAATCTCCTTGATGGAAGTCTTGGAGATAACATCTGATGAGCTTGTTGATAGATTTATGGACAAGATAGAGTTTAGAGTAGACGATTTGCAAAGAGACTTTGAAGATGAACTAGAGGAATTAAATGATGAAATTTGAATTTGAATTAATACCCTTCCGTATTAACGAAGGTGATGGATGTATACTTATGTTTGGCTACCCACTCTTTGGTGGTTGGCTACCCTTCGCTGGCTTTGTAACTTTTGAACATGAGGACAGAGAGTTTAAGTCATTCATGGTTGAGTGGTTTTTACGCGGTGTTGTGATTACTAACTCAAAGGCAGAGCTAGAGGAACTAGATGATGAGTAACGTACAAATACTAACACCCTAAGTCTACCTACACTTATGACTACCCACAAGCACTGAGCTATACAGAAAGACAGCAGTCTATATTCTGGACAGCAGATGAGATAGAGATGGATAAGGATATCCACGACCTAAAGACTAATCTCACTGAGGCAGAGTTACATGGTGTGACTACTGTGCTCAAGCTGTTCACGCTGTATGAGTTGCATGTGGGTAATGAGTATTGGTTAGACTATGTGCGTAAGACTTTCCCTCGCCCTGAGATACAGCGTATGGCTAGTTTGTTTGGTATGTTTGAACTCAACGTACACGCACCATTCTATGACAAACTGAATGATGTTATGGGTTTGAAGACAGACGAGTTCTATGAGTCATACACTAAGGATAAAGTACTTGCTGACCGAATGGCATGGGTTGATAGACAGTTTAAAGTAGATGACCCACTACTGATTACTGCTATGGGTAGTATTACGGAAGGTGCTATCCTGTACTCTAACTTTGCTTTCCTAAAACACTTCCAAGCAGAAGGTAAGAACAAGTTAATGAACATGACTGCTGGTATCAACTTCTCTGTACGAGATGAGAACCTACACTCTGAGGCAGGGGCATGGTTATACAAGCAGTTGTTAAAGGAAGAACAGCCAGACAATGACCGCATGATTAAAGTAGTGTCTAAGATTAAACGTACTTGTCGCCAGATACTAGAGCATGAGTCACGCATCATTGATATGATATTTGAGAAGGGTACTATCAAAGGTATCACTGACGTACAGATGAAGAACTTTATCAAATCACGTTTAAATTTATGCTTAGAACAGCTAGACATTCACCCAATGTTTGAAGTAGAATATGACCCTATTAGTCAGTGGTTTTATAAGAACATTAACTCAGGAAGTCTACATGACTTCTTTACTAAACAAGGTAACAACTACAGTAGGGATTGGACAGAGGGTAAGTTCGCATGGTAAAAACAGATAAATCAATATATCAAGAACTGGGCGAGGAACGTAAACGCCTACAGGCGGAGGGTAAGTTACCTATGTGGGTAACTACTCCTGCTTGGCAGATACTCAAGGATAAGTACACTACTGATGAGTGTCCTGATTTGTATTCAATTTATAAACGCATATCAATTACTGCCTCAAAGCACATGGATGATTCAGAGCATTGGCAAAAGATGTTCTTCAACCTAATGTGGAATGGCTGGTTGGCATGCTCAACACCTGTGTTAGCTAACATGGGAACTAAACGTGGTTGCTCTGTGTCATGCAGTGGTGGCTATGTAGGAGATAGTGTCTATGACTTTTACGATGCACAGCGAGAGGTTGCAGTCCTTAGTAAGAATGGTTTTGGAACTTCAAGTTACATTGGAGGTATTAGAGAGCGAGGTAGTGTTATCGCAAGCGGAGGGTTGGCAAGCGGAATACTGCCAGTCCTTAGAGACTTTGTCCAGCTTAGTCGCGATGTATCACAAGGAAACACTAGACGAGGTGCATGGGCAGGATATGTCGAACTAGAGCATGGTGACTTCTGGGAGATAGCTGACCACTTAGTCAACCACCCTGATGATTGTAACTTAGGATGGATTGTAAGCAATAACTTTATGGACAGATTGGACAAGGGCGAAGAAGATGCAGTCAATCGCTATCAGCGTGCCATGAAGGTTAAGATGGTTACAGGCAAGGGCTACTTCTTCTTTCGTAGACAAAGTTAATGCTGCTAACCCACCTATGTACAAAGAGCATGGCTTGTCTGTTAAGGCTAGTAACTTATGTACTGAGATTACATTACACAGTGATGAGTTCCACACGTTTACTTGTGTGCTGTCAGTCTATGAACCTGTCTAAGTACGATGAGTGGAAGGACACTGACGCAGTGCAGACAGCTATTGTATTCTTAGATTGTGTAGCTCAGGAGTTTATCGAGCAAGGTAGGGGTATCAAAGGCATTGAACGAGCAGTAAGATTACTGAGTCTGGTCGTGCGTTAGGTTTAGGTACGCTAGGTTTCCATACCTACCTACAGCAGAACATGATTGACATTGAGTCATTCGAGGCACATAACCTTAACCAGCTTATCTTCAAGGGCATCAAGCAGGAAGCTACTAAAGCTAGTAAGTGGCTAGCTAAGGAGAAGGGCGAGCCTAAATGGTGCAAAGGACATGGTGTACGCAATACACACCTGTTAGCAGTAGCACCAAATAGCTCAAGCGCGTTGATATGTGGGAGTGTCTCACAAGGCATTGAGCCTGTGTATAAGAACGTATTTGTTCAAGGGAGTCCTGCGGGTGAGATTAATAGAATAAACCCTGTCCTAGTCGATCTGATGAGGTCTCAGGGGGTGTATAGCAAGGACACTATAAACAGTATCATCAAGGACAATGGTTCTGTACAATTAGTAGACTGGTTGACTGATGAGCAGAAGGCTGTATTTAAGACTAGCTTTGAGATAAATCAGGAAGTATTGGTACGTCTAGCTAGTGCAAGACAGAAGTACATCTGTCAAGCACAATCACTAAACTTGTTCTTCCCTAGTGATGCACCAGAGGAGGAGATCAGTCGAGTACACAAGCTAGCCTTCAAAGATAAATACATAAAATCATTGTACTATCTGCGAAGCGAGGCAGGTGTACGAGGCAGCAGTGGCGAATGTATTGCATGTGAAGGTTAGAACTGAACGCCTCTGCGTCTTAGCTCTATCAACACAGCACGATTAACAATACCTTTCCTTCTAAACTCTTGAAATCTTTGGGGGTTGGCTATGATGTAGTCAACTCTCTCGGATGTAGACATATTCTTAATCAAAGAATCTTTATCTGATAGCCCGCTACGCTCTGCCTTGAGGTTAGATTTAAACTGATTTAATAAACGCTTTCTTAGCATTATATCATCACCAGCTTCCTCTACAATCATTTTAATTGTATCTCTTGTTGATAGTCCTTCGAACTTCTCATCGTTTAGTATGTCGGAAGTTGATAAGGTCTTGTCTCTAGGTAGTGGGTTGTATGTACCTTCTAGTGTAGCGACTATATCCTTTGATGATATTTTAGCGTCTTTGAAGGATTTTATTCTCTCTGATTCAGAGTACCCTAACTTCTGTAAGTCTCTGTTTATCTCCGCAATCTTCTGCATGTTTCCCTTACGAGCATTGTTACCTTTTATATATAAAGCCTCAAGCTCATCTGGTGGCAAGTTCTTATAGTCTCTTGCAATATTGTACTCGCTACCAGAGTCTATAGCTGCTTGCCTAAAACCTTTTGCCTTAAATGTAGCACTCCTTCCTATATCAAAGTTGTTTACACGCAGACCTGCTTGTCTTCGGAGTACATCACCTACTGTAAGTTTACCTTCTTCACCGACCTTTTCGTCTTGCATAGCTTGTATTAACTTACCGTACTCTCTTTGTGCGCCTAAGCTAAATGCTTCATTAAAGAAATACTTAAGTCTTTCAAAGGCAGCAATATTAGGATTAGCATTTGAGCTAATCACTTTACCGTCTTCATCTCTATTCTGTAGAGCATTAACACCTGATGTCATAACAAATGTACCATCACCTACATAGTGTTCAGCAAGTAATGCACTTATATTCTCAACAGGCTCTCCACTGATTGCTGCATTAACTACATCCATCATCATACTATGTGGGACTAAGTAAGCCATGTTAAGATACTTACCAGTCTTGCCATCTTCAGACATCTCTGTAAATAATAATGACTTGTTTTTATCCCAATCAGGTACAATACTATTTCTTAGTGCTTCTTCTTTCTCTGGAGTAACACCCTCGTTACTATTCATAGTGCGTCTAAGAGCCTCACCACCAGCTACTACTGTTGTTAAAGAGGCTAGCCTAAGTGCTCCTTCTCTACGCATAGCTCCTAAGTCAGCCTTTGATGGGTCTAAACCAAACTCTCTACCAAAGTTACCAGCTATCATTTGTTTAGCGTATCTAACTTGGTTTGTAATGTTGCGAGCAAACTCAGCAGTAAACGATACGAATTGAGGCATTGCACCTGCACGAGAGGCTTGTCGTAGTTGTGGGCTTAGTTTATCGTAGTTCTGGAAGGTATCGTTAGTAAGCCTAGCAGCCGCCATCTTTAAATCTTCACCTTCTAAGTCAGGGTATAGTTTACTTAGACGCTTTTGGTTATGCTTCCATACACTAAAGCGTGCAGCAGTATCAGTAGCTGAATATGCTTTACCAACTTGTTGTATTACTTTACCTAAGCTAGCGTCAAACACGCCACCTCTGGTAAACGCATCACGAATATCAGACTCAATAATGTTAGCAGCAGATAAGCCATATCTTTTCATGTCTCGCATCTCATCTAACAATTCTTTCCTAGCTTTTTGTGAGCCTTTACTAAAGACGTTCTCCCATATCTTATACTCTGCTGTTGCTAACTTTAACCCTTGACCATAACTTCTATGAACAGGGTTCATACCCATAGCAACCATAGTAAACCAACCACCCATAGCATTAACCATGTATGATGGTGGATTAAATAGAACCTTAGCAGCTTTAGAAGTTGATATAGCTTGTTGATAAGTAGAGTTTAATACTCCAGCAAAGTCATCATTAAACTCTTGGTTATAGTTCTTTAGGTATGCTCTGTTTAGTGCGTCTTGTACTATATTAGGCACAGCTAGATCAGTCTTGACACCGCCTTTCAAAGTAAGTTTAGTAAACTTGTTTGGGTCTACTGTACTAGCATCTCTAGCTAAACCCATCTTAGTTAGAGATTTAGCTATCTGTATATCAGCTTCGTTTTTATATACAATGCGAGATAAACCTGTCAATGTACCACGCATACGCTCTCCAGCGTCAGTAATCTCACCTAAAAACTTACGCTCTGCTTCACCAACATCATGTCTAAACTTTAAGACACCATCCGTTGCTGTTGGTATATGCACATTAGAGTTTTTAGACTTAGCTGATGCACTATGGCTAATAAGTTTCTGTATATGCTCCTCAGCTTTCTGCGCAGCTTCAGCGTCAGTTAGCTTAGTCTTACTCTCTGCCTGTATTTTTTGAGCCACTTCTTCAGTAGCTTCTTTCTGTAGTCTCTTGTCTACCTTAAACTTAGAGTCAGTAAATAATCTGTATTCTCGTGTGTTGTAGTTTTTATCTCTAACGCTTTCTTGTAAGGTATTACGAAGTGCTCGTTGCTGTTTCAAAGGCACTCCATCAAAGTCATAATCATCTAACTGTTTGATTAACTGTCTTTGTAGTGTTTCTCTAGTTTCAGCATAACGCTCTAAGTCTCCTGCTATCTTAGTCCCTATAAGCTTCTTATCAATAACACCAGTTTCTAGGAACTTATTTACAGACGGCTCTATACTAGGAGTCTTAGCGATAGCATCATCTACGCTTCTACCTATTTTAGCAGCAACATCTACCTCAGAGTTGATTTTATTTCTTAAACTAAATGCAGCGTCTGTAGCGTCACCGCCTATAATCTTAGAAGGCATAGCCCAAGCCTTAGCTCTTTGCCAAGTGCTAGGCTCTTCTAAGTCCATAGCTTGCATTATAGTCTTAGCAGCAGACTTTCTATCCATAGTGGATATAGTGTCATCAATAAACTTCTCTGCTTCCTCTTTACTCATAGCTGGACTAGCAGCATTTACAGCGTCTTCCTTAGAAATCTTACCAGCAGCTATATCTTCATCAATCTGTTGCGGAGTCTTACCTAAAAACTTATTAAAAGATTGGGCTATTTTAGGAGTAGCTGCCCCTAACGCTCCCCCAAAACCTGCACCACCTATGCCATAGATAGCCAATTCTTCTACAGTAGGTAGCCTACCATTATCAATAACAGCAACAGCAGTAGCCTCACCAACACCAATAGCAGCACCACGCTTCGCTTCAGTCTTGGCTACTTCCTTAACTACTTCTTTAGTTATCTTACCACCAGCGAGAACACCTTTTATCTGCTGGCTCATTGGTATTAAGTTGACTACACCATTAACTAAGGCACGACCATACGATACGTCTGGGTCGCCTATAGTCTTTTGTGCAGCTACACTCGCACCAAATCCAGTACCAAATGCTACAGGTATATAACCAATACCACTTGCAGCAGCAGCTACCTGACCAGCAGTAGACAAAGCAATCTCAACACCTAACTCACCAGCTAGCTCTTTAGCTTTGCTACCTGCTATGCTTTCTTCTTCTTGCTGTGCTGTGCTTTGTATATCAGAGCTTGCTTCTAACTCTCTTATTGCTTCAGCAAGCACTTTAACATTGTCAGTATTACCTGCTTTATGCTGTATTACTACAGCTTCTTTTAACTGTTCTAAAGTTGCCATTATCCACCAAAAGTTTCTTCTACTATACGATCAGCTTCAGGATTAGTAGTAGTAGGTATATTATTAATATTATCTTCCATCTCAGGTAACTTAACATCTGGGAAGTAAGCCCTCATAATTTTGTCAACTTGCTCTGGTGTATAAATAGGATTATCAACTAACCTACCAAATAAGTTAGCAGCACGACCTATTTCAGTGTCTTCCATCTGCTCTCGTCTTAATGCAAGTTCTTCTTCGCCAGTCTCAAACTGTCTAGCTAATGCGAAGTAGCGAGTAGCTTCCTCTGGCTTACCAGCTTCAATTAATGCTTGACCTACTAAGTACAAACGTCTTGGGTCATCTTGTTCTAGACCAGCAAGTTGCTCATTTAAAGCTGCTTGAGACTCCTCAACTTGTCTAGCTTCAGCCATACCTGCTCCTTCGAACCCCAATGCTCTCGCTAAGCCTGTCCCTAAAGCTGTGCCAAGCTGTGCTTCCAAAGGCTTGTAACCACCTTGTTGCAGTTGTTTAGCAAAGTCTTGTTGTTGCTCAAACTGTTGTTTTCTTACGTCTTCTGTTGTTAAGCCGAAGATGCTTTTAATCATGCCAGCCATATTATTTACCTTCTAAAGAAGTTATTGCCAACTGTTGTACCGCCAGCATAAGTGTTAGTAAAGTTAGGGGTTACACTTTGTGCCATGTTTATTGGAGATAATGGTGCACCACCTCTAAATAAATTACTTAAGCCTGTAGAGAACATACCACCACCTGCTCCTCCACCCATGCCACCCATAGCGTAGTTTAGACCTGCACCAGCAGCAGCCCCTAGTAAACCACCAGAGCCTTCTTGATAGGTAGTAGCTGCTCTATTAGCAGCGGCTCTTGCTTCCTCAAGACCAGCAGCTTGCCCGATAAGACCAGACTCTAATCCGTATACACCTTTGACAGTATCAAAAGCTGTACCATATCCACCCAACAAGTTTTGTAGTTGTTGTTGTTGAGCAGCTTGGTTTAGACCGTATTGCGTAGCAGCTTGTTGGAAGGCTTGTTGCTGTTCAGCTTGTGCCATCTGTCTAGCTTGTGGTGCTAGTTCAGCAATAGCTCTTGATTGTGACAAGCCTAGTTGATAAGCGTCAGGGTTTACCATACCAGTCCCTGCACCTGCCCCTACTGATTCGCCAGATAATTTTAAGCCTAGACGACCAGTTCCAAACATACGTTCTTGTGCTTGTATTTGTTGCCTAGCTAGCTCAGGTCTTAACAAGTCAGATTGCTGTTGGAATATCTCAGCCTCTCTTGCTCTAGGGTCAGCAGTAAAGTCAAAACCTTCTACTGGAGCTTGTGCTTGTTGTAAGTATTGCGACAAGAATGGTTGTGCTTGAGCTTGACCGTAGCCATACAATGCCTGTAACTCTGGAGATAACTCCTGAGAGAACTGGTAGCCATCATCAGTTACATCACCTTTAGCTGTACCTATTAAACTTTTATAAGAAAACGGTTGGAAAGTTCCTGCTTGATTTGTCTCGAACCCACCTTCGCTTCCGAATAAAGAACCACCTACTGAACCACCCATTATTTATTACCTCTTTGATTAATCCAGACCTGACGACACAAACCGTCTAGGCACTTTTCTGTACTATAATAATTAAATCCATACATCTCTAAGAATTTCCTATGTTTGTTATCGTCAATGTCGTGTAAGGCGCATAGAATGTTGTAGTCTTTCATTAAACAATCAAGTGCCTCGTGTAACTCTATCTTTGTTGTTTTATTCCACTTGTAAACGTCACAGTGTATAAACAGTAAACCTTCAACTGGCTCAAGATACAGGGTAAAGCTGTCTTGCTCTACTACAGGTATCTTGTAATCTTGCTTAGATTGCGTTCTTTCTGTAGCCATAATACAAGTTACCACTACTAAAGTTTTGACCAGTCCAAGCAATCTTAAACTTAGTTATAGCTGCACCTGCATTCGCCCAACCATTAGCAGTACCCATAGCAGCGTCTGCGCCATAACCACCTTCAAGAAACAACTTACCTGTAGCTGGTATAGTTACGTGTAGCTTTGCCCAGTTGTTACTTACGTCAGATTCATCCATAGCAAATGGAAAGCCACTAGCAGTAGACCCTTCGTATTCTTGTATTCTTACATTACTTGCACCATTGAAATCAACATAGCTAAACAACAAACCACCATTGTAGTCACCACTTGATAAGTAGCCACCAGAAGTAGAGAACTGTGCTCTTAAGAATATTTCTACGTTAGATGTGCTGTTACTAGAATTAGTATCTTCTACTAATAGGATTAGCTCAGATATGTCTGTGTCAGGTAAAGTAATCTCTTTCTCTGAACCAGTTAAAGCACCTGCATCAACGTAAATAAAACCAGTGTTTATACCAGTAAGGTTTGAACCACCACCATAAAACTCTGTAGCTCTTACGTCACCAGATACATCTAGCTTGTATGCAGCGTCAGGAGTAGCTGTACCAATACCTACATTATTATTAGTAGTACCGTCTACAACTAGTACGTCAGTATCTACCACTACGTCAGTTGCAGTAGCTGTAGTCGCTACGACAGTGCTAGGTGTTGATGCACCAATAGGTGTGCTATCAATGTTACCACCATCAATGTCAGCTACATTAATATCTACTACACCACTACCATTAGGTGTAAGTACAATGTTGCCATCAGTATCTGTACTACTGATTGTATTACCGTTTACATTAATGTTATCAACAGTTAGTGTAGTAACAGGTGAGTTAGAACCAATGGTACAGCCATCAATAGCACCACCATCTAAGTCTGGGTTATTGATATCACAATCATTTAGTATGCCACCTGTTTCGTCTGCCTTACTGTTTACTGCTACCCTTGCTAAAGCAAACTCGTCATCAATCTCTGTACCACTTACAACCTTATTAGCGTCACCAGTTAGTAGTGCATCTTTGGCTGCAAAGTTAGTACCTTTAGTATAATCACTCATTATATAATCCTACCTTCTTTACCATATATGTCTAGTTTCTGCACACTAAGCTGTGCTCCATTTATTTCAGCCTCAACACCAAGTTGGATAATGTCTCCTGAACCCTGTACTGAAGAATCAATCTTGTCTAACGATATACCACCTGTGTATTCCGATACACCACTTGTTGCATCAGATGGGTCACGCAATCCATTACTACCGTACTCAGATATTCCGTACTGAGATACTGGTACATCTTTGGTAGTGAATGGGAATGTAAAATAGTTTGTTGTATACTCAAAGCCTACCTTAATACTAAACAGTTGTTTAGAACTTCCTATTACGGTACACGCTACTCTTTTTAGTATCTTAACCTTATTAGATAAACTTAAGTCAAAGTGATTAGTATAGTATTCTAGTTGATAGCTTTCATTATTGTCATTAAACCCAAAGTATTTAGCTATCCCATCTGTTTGTGCCAAGTACAAAATCTCAGTAGTTGGGTCGTAGGTATAATTTTTATGGGTCAAGTCAGACCAAGTAGTTGCTCTTAGTGAAGCATCTTCAAGTGAACCCCTAGTATCAAATACATATTGTATGCCAGATGCAGGAAAGTTTAATAAGTAAAAAGCATCTGAAGGGTTGTACACTGATGTTATATTTTCTGGTGTGTCTTCTGCCCTTACTGCATCTAAAAATACATCTCGTATGTTTTTTGATATGTCGTTTAGTGGTTGTGACTTTTCTTGTATGGTTCTGCCTAAAGAACGTAATCCAGTAGAAGATAAGAAAAGAATATCATCCCCAATGTTTTGTATAGTGTCTCTACCAATACAGCCTACACCACTAATTACTTCTACTAGTCTTAAGGTGTTTACATCAAAACTAGCTTGGAAGCTATCTTGGTCAGCGTAAATAATAATATTGTTACGGCAGAAAACAATCAATCTACCATTGTGCTCTGCAAGCCCTGTAATCACGTCAGAGCCTTTAGGAAGCACACCTGCTATATTAATACTACCTGCACTGCCTGAACCCCACTTAGCCCCATTGAGGAGGTCTGAGAAGAATACAGTGGTCTTATTAGTAGGGGTATCAGCAGCAAACAATCTACCAAATGCAGACATAACAATGTTAGCTTCTGGTGCTGTACCATCATAGTCAGCATGTTGGTCTATTGACTTGAACTCATCTGGCGTAGATTCGTTAGTGTAGTATAGTGGCTTGTAGTCACGTTGGAAGAAGTAAGCCCTATCGTTAAGGGTTACTGCTTGCCAATTACCTGCACTAATTGTGTCAGTTGTAGTTGGTGTAATTGTAGTAAGGGTATCTACGCCTTTATAAAACGTAGTAGCACTCCAAGAAATAATATTATTACCACCATCAATCTCTAAGAACGGGTGCATACCTAACAGGTTAGTTCCTGTACCGTTTGTAGTGGTTACATACTGCCAACCTTTACGAGCACCCAATCTACCAAATCTATCTATTACGCAGTTGTTAGCTTTTAGTGCAAATCTAGGGTCATTAGCAACAGAAGACTCTTGGGTGTTTAAACCTAAGAACGCTGGTGATACTAATGATGCCGTTACTACTGGTTTTGCCATTATGCTGTACTCACTAGGAATGGTGTTTCTTCAAAGGTTAGGATACATGATACGCCTGTAGAACCTGCATCACCTGTAATAGTGTAACCAGACTCTAACATTACATAACCACCATCAGTTTCTAATTGTATGTATTCACCTGAATTTAAAGACTTAGAACCTATAACTGTAATAGTAGAACCATTCTCAATCTTAATATGTACATCACTAATTGTAGAACCTGTACCATTAGATACAAATGCTAATACCCACTTTGACCTAGTATTAGGTGGTACTGTATATAGAACACCATTAGTTGTAGGTAAGTTATCAATCAGTATGGTCTTAGCTTTCATACCAGATTGTCTCCTCTGGATGCTTGGCAGCGTCTAAGCCAATAGCATCTTGTAAGGCATTGTTAGCTCTGGCATAAGCAGATACAGGGTTGATGCCACCATCTTCACCACGCTCCTCTACAGCCATAGCATAAGTAAGTAACTCAATAGGTTTAGTAGGTACAGAGAATGTATCTGTATCGTTTGCTAAGTCATCAGTACGAAGGACTACGTTAAAGCGTAGGTCGTATGCACCGTCTGGTATTGGGTATATATCAACTAGCGTATCACCATCTGTACTAATACCATTAAACGAGTAATACGTTGGTGTACCTTTAGTTGGTGTTTGTCCTAAGAAGAACTGGTTAAATTCATGGGCTGTTCGATACAACATAAATGAGTTAGCTGTATCATTCATAACGTCTAACACTGTCAGTCTGTTTAGTGTGCCATTCAACTCGTAGTTAAATGTATCCTCTACCGTTGTAGCAGATAGAGTAGTTCTAAGACCAGACCATGACCAAGCGTTTTCCACTGTTTCCTTAGCGTCATTAACTAAGGTTGAAATAAGCGTAGAGTATGTTGATTCGTTAATTGTTCCGACTTGACGCTCTCTCAAGCGTTTCAGTACACTGTTTACTACATTTAAATATGTTGTCATTACCACTTCACCTTATCTGCCCAGTAAGCTGCTGACATCTTACCTTTGGCTATGTTCTTACCATGTCTGGCTTTAAATGATTTACGCTTTGCCTTCATACGAGCAGACTCACCAGCTTTAGGTTTACCTGCTGTGCTTGCACCTTTCTGTCCAAAGCGTATAGTTTTTATTTTATCGCCTTCCTTAGCTACAACAATGTGTGACTTCTTTGGGTGGTTAGGTGTACGTTTAGGTTTGTTGTAACCTGATACACCTGCTCGTTTTAATCTTGGGTCGCCTTGTGCCATAATCTATACACCTACGTCTGGTAAAGATGCGGCTTTCAGTTCATCAACAGTAGTCATAGTATCAACCTGACTTGTCGCATCTCTAAGTTGTTGTTTCTTGCTAACGATGTCAGATGTATCAGAGCCAGATTCCTGCGCTTGCATGAACTGAATATCTAACGCTTCTAATTTAGGCTTGCGCTCATCGCGCAATCTGTCCTTAGTTATATCCTTTGCTTTATCTATGTTTACTTCTATACCCATTCCCAAGCATCCCTAAATGTTCTGTCAGTTGGTAACTCTGAAGTATTTACTATTCGATAATCAACCCCTGCTGGTACACTCTTAACCGCTACTTCCTCTATGGTTAAACTTTTATTAACAGGTATAACTTCTGCTAAATAGCCATCTTCAGTTGTGTATACAATTACTTGACTCATGCCTACCTCACTATCGCTAGGAAAATATCTGTTATATCTTCAGAACTATTTGCATCACCTTCGTGCATAGCAACAATACAAGAGCCTGTAAACTTGCTCTGTATATTTATGTCAATGGGGTTTGTACCATCATCAGCACTACACAATACAGCGTAATTTGCGTCAGGCATATCAACATCAAAATATATTCTATAAATTCCTACGTTTGTTCTTGATATTGAAGCTATGTTGCCGCTACCATCAATAGTTGTTGCAGTGCCACTAGTTGCTATCCATGCTCTAACACCATACGCTGTAGCAGAAGAACCATAACCTGAGTTAAAGCTGAAGTCACCTGTCGAGCTAATACCAGCACGCTCTGTGTTTGATGTTCTAAACTTAATTGCACCAGCGTCAGTAGTCTGTATGCGTAGATCACCAGTGCCTCTGTGTATTATCTGGCTGGTTGTATTTGCACCACCACCTGCTCTTATTACTCGTAAACCATAATCAGAGTAAGTAGTATCCCCAACAAAGTCAGCATAAGAACTACCATTACCAGTACGACCTACGCCAATATCAAAAAACCTAGCTTCTGTAGAAGTAGCATTAGCTCTTACATTTCCAGTAAAATCTAAACTACCAGTGCCAGTAATGCTATTAGAGTTTAAGTCTAAGTCACCACCTAGCTGTGGCGTAGTGTCATCTACTACATCACCACCACTTGCAGCATCTACCCAGTCATAGTCTGTACCTGTCCAACTAAGTACCTGACTGCTAGTCGCTGTGCTTGTATTTAGGTGTGTGTCAACGTCTGCATCTGCGTAGTGGTCTAAGTCACTAATCTGTGATTCTGTAATACTTAGCGCAGCTTGATGTTGTGTAACACTAGACTGTGTAATATTAGCGTCAGGAACATTAGCCCATGTTACTGCTGTAGATAAATCATTTGTTTCAGTAAAGCTAGTTAGATATCCTTGTGTGCTGTGGTCGCCCCAACTATATGCTGTGTCCCACTGCCCTACTTTTGTATCACTAATAATATTAACGCCCATATCAATAGTGTTACTATTAGCGTCTAATGTACCACCTAACTGTGGTGTAGTATCTTCCACTACGTTAGATAATGTACCTTTAGCATCTAGTGCAGTTTGTAAACCATCTACGTTGGCTATAATATGATTATGTGAATCGTCTGCTACTGTAACTGTAATAGCAGTAGTGCCAGAACCAGAAGCATCACCACTTAAAGTAATGGTTTGGTTGCCAGTTAGATAAGATGAATCATTTGTCCACTGACTTATGTTACCTGACTTGTTAGTCAATGTGTCAGTAGAACTTGCTGTAATATAAGAACCTAAGTCAGATACTTGTGACTCAGTAATTGATAAGGCTGCTTGATGTTGCGTTACACTACTTTGCGTAATGTTTGCATCTGGTACGTTTGCCCATACGACAGCAGCAGTTAAGTCGTTTGTTTCAGCAGCACCAGTGCCTGTTAATACTGTCCATGCAGTGCCATTGTAAACCTGCATAGCATTAGTTACTGTGTTGAAGTATAAAGCACCTGTTATAAGTGCGTCACCATCATTGTCTGTAGCTGGTGCAGATGCCTTAGCACCTAAGTACCTATCGTCAAAGTCATCATAAGAAGCAGCAGCATTAGTTTCACTTGTCGCTGCATTACTTGCTGATGTACTTGCTGCACTAGCTGATGAGGCAGCGGCTGTAGCACTTGCACTAGCAGCACCCTCAGATGCACTAGCATTAGTAGCTGATACACCTGCGGCTGTTGCAGAAGCAGATGCAGCACTAGCCTCTGACGTTGCTGTAGATGCAGAAGTAGAAGCAGAACTAGCAGAAGTAGCGGCAGCAGTAGCTGAAACCTCAGCCTCTAGTGCTTTTTGTGTTACCGTAGTAACCGTAACGTCATTGTCTGCGTCACCTGCACCACCTTCACCTCTGAATATTGCCATCTATTTATCCTAAGAATCGTCTAAATATAATAGTAGCTAAAGCCCCTACAAAACTAGCTACCGTTAGTCCTACCCAAAAAGCACCTCTTGACTTGTTGGCTAGGGCCAATAATTGTTTTAGGTCAGCTTCCATAGAATCTACTTTTTCTTCTAAAGATTCGACCTTACTCAGTAGCTTTCCATATTCTACTGGGTCTATTTCGTTTGAACTCATATTGGTATCCTATATAAAGGAAAGGGGCAGTTGCCCACCCCTGTCCATATACACTAAAGTATTAAGGTGCTGCTGTAGCAGGAACTGCGTCAGAAGCAAATACTAGTTGTACTGCTGCACCATCACGAAGTTCTGCAACTCCATATAGTGTATCAGCAGTCATCAAGTCACCTAAGTACTCTTGCTTGTACTGAGTTTGAGTACGGATACCCATTTGCTCTGCAAGAATAAAGGCATCACGATGTCCTAAGATACCACCAACAACTCGACCATTAGCTGCGTTCTCAGCAGCACTTTCAACTTCTGGTAAGTTAGTTGATACGTAAATCTTAATACCATAGATTTCACCGATAAGACCATTTTCTACTGGACGACCATTTACGAAGTCAGAAGAATTGAAACGGTCAATACCTAAGATGTCCTTCTTAACTGAAGGAGGAATAACCATGAAGCGGTTGTCCATAGGTACGTCAGCATCGTCAAGCTCTTGGATAGCTTGGCGGAAGCCTAAGTCAGTGAATACGTCAGTAGCTAGTACAGTGTCAGCAGCATAAGCTGTTAAAGCACCTGAGCTACCAGCATCCATGTAGTAACGACCTGATAGTGAGCTACCTAAAGCACCTAAGTCAGAATCCATTTGACGAGCTAGAGCATAACCAGCGTCTTCTGTGTAGAAAGAACGTAGTGATGGTAATGCTTGAACATCAGTGATATCTTCGATTAAACGAGAATACTCAAAGTGCTTGTCAATAGAGACAGTGAAGTCTGTATCAGCACCAACGATTAGGTTTACTTGAGTGTTCTCTGCTTTAGCAGTAGCTGAACCACGAACAGGCTTAGGGATATGAATAGTGTCACCCTTTTTACCAATGTGATTCATTTTCTTTACTAGATTAGCGATTACAAGATTAGACTTGTAAGCCGCAGCGATTTCGTCAGACCAAATTTCAGGGACAAAAGCATCCACGTTAGTTGGTGTGACGTGATTTGAATTACCTAAACCAGCCATTTTTATTTACCTTTTAATTAAGTTTGAAGTTATTTGACCCTCCCTTCTCTATAAGCTCTGTCGAATTCCTCAACATTAGCTTTATAGCGTTCAGGGTCTCTAATCATTAAATTGACAATATCAGACCTTTTGTAAATCTTTCTTGAGGGTGGTTCTGCTGAACCCTTACCACCTGTGGAGGCTGCTTTAATTTGTTGCTTACGGTCTTGTTCATTTACTTCTTTTGCTTTACTAACAAAATCCTTTCTTTCTTTCCAGCTAGAAAGTAATTCATTAGCAGCATCAAAGTCATATCTGTCAGCCCGTTGCAACAACTCTGCTCTAACTGGCGAAGCATTTACCCATTCCGCAAATGCAGATTCTTTTATAATGTCTACATAGTCTGGGTGTGCATTAGATATTTTGCTAAGAACTTCTTG